GTCCACTGAGGATAACGGTGTTAAGGATCGGGAATGATTCATCCACCGTTGCAATGATTCCTCCATGCAAAGAATACGTACGGGACTCCAGATCGAAACGTAGCTTGGCGCCGTGAATGTAGATCTGCGCTCCTCGAGTTGTACGAGCGAAACGTTCTGCACTTTTTCCATAGACATTAAGTTCGATTGAAGTTGGTGCTTTGTTCCCAACGGGAGGCAACAATACTGCACAACGCATAGCGTAGTTAGTAGCACTGATGGCAACTTCGCGAGGGACTTCGGTTGTTTGGGCGCAAACAAATGTTTGATTCATGAAATCAAAAAGGTAGTGTTAAAGCAGTTTATCGTCATGCTTGGGACGGGCGGCTAGTGGGTTTGATTCCAGCTATAGCCTACATGAGCATCCCTTCAATAGGACACTGGAAGTTAAAGAATTGTTGCGATGCAGGGAAGGCTTCTAATGCAACGGCTGTCAAGGTATCCACCATAGCTGGCGGACAAGACACTTAAATTAACCACTGTGAAACGTTGCCTTAGCTTTTTGATAACAAATGAAAGCTTCTTCTTTGGTTGCAAAAAATCCAAGATGTTTATGCTTTTTATTTATTGTTATTGTTGCTCTCCATTTGTTTCTTTGTTTAGACCATGAAACACCTTTGTATCCTGAGGTGTTATTTTTTCTTTCTCCTTGGTTTTGATTATTAATAAATACATTAGCTTTTCTTAAGTTTTCAATTTTATTATTTTGTTTGTTTCTGTCTATATGATCAATAACTTCACTAGACAATAAATCACCATAATGCATTTGATAAATGATCCTATGCAATACATAGTGTTCACTATTAATCATTATTCTTTTATATCTTGCACCTTTAGTTGTTGTGCACAACTTAACAATTTTATTACTTGAACGCCAATAAACATACCCCGTTTCTTTTTTATATTCTAAAACTTGATTTAAATACTTTTTTTCAGGAAGTTCTTTTAAGTAAATATGATAAGTCATATTAGTGTACCTCGTACCAAGTGCGGCCAACTTTAGCATTACCCTCAATAGAACATTGGAAGTTAAAAAATTGTTGCGATGCGGGAAAGGATTCTAATGCAATGGTTGTCAAGGTATCTACCATATCTAAAGAACAAGATACTTCAATTTCGTCATGGATCATAGCGTTTTGCTGCCAATCGTGCCCATAAAAATAACCAAGGTCGTACATTTTGTTATGCAGTTCAATAACAACTTGTTTCATTATGAGTGCACCAGATGCTTGCAGTAATACATTCAATCCTTTAAAATCAGATCTACAAAAAAGTGGTCTACCATCTAAACCAATAAGGTAACCACGAGCTGCAATGTTATTTGCAATTCTGTTCTTAAGTTCTTTCAATGCGGGTATACCTTTCATAAATGAATTGATTGCCGTACTTCCTAATTCACGCAGAATCAATTCATTTTTTTCATTCGGATCAATAATTGTTCCTGCCTTGAGTGCACCACATCCATACAACAAGCCATACAACAAACGCTTTGCTATATCCCTGGTAGGCACACCAAACATTTCTTGATTGTATGTATGAATATCAATTGATTCATCTGTTACTACACGTGCATACTCACCGCCATCCCAATGGGCAAGGTAACCAGCAAGACAACGCAGCTCCAATGCCTTGGCATCTACACCAATCAAGGTCCAGCCATCAGGTGCATGAAATAATCCACGGCATTCTTTACCGTACTCTGAATAACCAGCGGGAACCTGCCCCATGTTTGGGTTGCGGTGTGCACACCTACCAGTAATACATCCGTTAGTTACTACATCACCGTGCATGCATCCGGTCTCATCATTGACTAACTTCAACCATGCATTGTTACCATCAGCTATCTGACCAAGCCTTTTCTTGATCAGCATGTACTCAGCTAAGGGCTTAGCCTCTGGGTATGGAAGAGCACTCAGTACGTCATCATCCAAAATAGGATTGCCTTTCTCTGTTGACTTCTCAGGCACCCACCCGTACTTAGTTTGCAGTCGATCTACAATCTGTTGACGTGACCCAGGATTAAATTCTTCATGCATGACTTTAGTAAACGGCTGGCCCTTGACATAACCACGACTTGTATTGTTTACCTTAGGAATAAATACTGTCTCAATCTTTTTAGGTGGGAATAGTTCTTTTAGATAAGTTTCGAGCGTCGCCTGTTTTGTTCTGAGATCATCCACCAAATCAAGACATGCATCCACATCAAAAGGAAAACCTGACCTAATTTGTTTTTCAATTGCCAAAGCAAAATCATGTTCCAGTTTGAGCGCCGCCTCAGAGCATGACTGTTTTTGCGTGTGCTTAAACAATTGCGTAGTGACATTAACATCCTGGACGCAGTATGCCAACATTTCTTCGCTGTACTCTTTGAAATCTTTAAAGTCAATCTTGTAATCTGATAGACGATAGCCCCATGCCTTGAGTGATGCTGAACCACGCAGCTTCGGTGGAACCTGCGTATATTGTTCTGTGTCCATGTCATAGAGTTTTTCCTTGGGCCAGATGAGTCGTGTTGTAATGAGTGTGTCAATAATACGAGCAGCCGCAAACGTATAAAACGGATACAGCTTACGTATTACAGGGATGTCAAAAAATAAAATGTTCTGTCCTATTAGAACATGAGCGGTAGCCAGATGCTCAAGACCAGCAGTAATGCTGTCAGGCCCATAAGTAAAAGTCTGGTCTCTGTTGAGATCATGTAAGACCAGACAGTGAATCGTTGTAACTTCATTGTACAGACCGTCGGTCTCCAAATCAAATACGTACCATTTCTTAGTGCCTGAATCGTCCTTCATCGGAAATGACGAGGTCTTTACTGGCGAGGGCATGGTCATTAGCTTGGATCCAACGAAGAATATTTAACGCACCACTTTGGTAAGGATGGCTAAACACGTGTGATAAATCTGAATCCGATTCTACAAGAATCAATTGGAATGACATGGTTTCTTTATCTGCAGTGATGCAGTAATTAACATTGTCTTCAACTGTGAAGATAACGTAGGGCATAACAATGTGGAAGATCATGTAAATACTACAGACCTTCCACACAAATGCAAGGGTTATGCAGCAACTTTTGCTTTGTTGTACCCAGTCCACATGCCATCCTTCCTGCGTTGAGTTAACGCTTGAGAGGCAAGTGAACCTGCCCGCTGGGAACTATGGACTAATAGTGCAAATGGTTTGTCACCAAAGCAATGCTCATCATCGTGGTCAATCTCTAGGCCTAGTTCAGCCGCTTGTTGTTCTATATACACAACATAAGCAACACGTTTAAAGGTATCTAGATTACCTGGGATCATGGCATCAAGAGTACCCCCTACTGATGCAGTAAGGTAAAAGTTTGATGGAATGTCTTGCTTAAGGTTTAGCCACATGTTCAAAGACTTGGTATAAGCATAGAACTTACGGTTGCTGTGGTTACGTGCAGCATTAAGCCAAGCTTTCATGTATAGCTCAGTCCAAAAGTCACCTCCCTCATGGATCCTACAAAGATCAAGAACCGGTTGTACTGCAATAGATAGTTCTATCAACCCGGTTAGCGCACTAGTCTGGTTGTCAGATGAATACATTACTTCCTTAAGTAAGTCCCAGTTGTACCAACGTGCATCCCGCACGTTAGGTCTAGTCTCTGACATTGCTGCAAAGCAACGAAACTCATCTGCTACAGTCCCGTTAAACTGTGGCAAGTCAAGAATCTTGCCTGTGACACGGTCAGCAAAGGTCTTACATACACCAGCACCTGGGCAAGTGTAGCCCGATGGGATGCTGAAGATCAAACGCTTACCAAGCTTGGCATTACCGGTGGAGAATTTAAGAAGTTTCATGTGGGTTAAGTTGAGTTAAATGGGGAGATAAGTTTTGCTTATCTGTAATATTTGAGTAGTTTAACGTCATACTCAGGACGGATAATCAAAAGTACAAAGCACTAAACTTTGTTTCTTCTACAGCTTCAACCAAGTCTGGCGACTTAGCTTTGGCTTCATTGCTATTAAGTACTCTGCGTAAATACTTGGCAGCTTCTTTGTATCCTTCCTTGTTTAGCTCTACGGCAATAGCATCAATGGTACGGATGGCTCGATCAGTTTGAAAAAACCAATCACGCTCTGAATGCCAGTCGCTTATTGCACGAGATACATTTTCAATAAAAGGATGGAAAGATTTTTCTTTCTTTGACATTTCAACTTCTCGCATTTGTGTTTTTTTGTGGCGCAATACAGTATTCATCTTAGTGTTCCTTTAGTACAAGATATACTTCACGATATGTTTTTCCTGTTTGTATCTTTTGAATTGACTGATGTGATACAGGATAAACACAAGCCAACTCCCTATTGGTAAGGGGTGACATTATGATCTCAGCCACTTCCATATTAGTTAACTTACGATTAACTTGCTGTGCTTTGTAACCTGTATTAGGCAACCTTGGCCGTGGCTTAGCTGCGTTTGATTGGTTCACTGTCCAACGATGTGGACAGTTGTTACATGCGTATCGTCTGTAGCGTGTACCGTTTAAACGTAGTCGAGACTCAACAATACGAGCATCAAACTTTTTACAATTAACACAATGCATAGTTAGTCTCTTGCGTTGAAGTAATCAATGGTTACTGCTGTTAAATCTTTTTCTAAACAGATGCGACACTGTGCATGGGTGACTGGTGTTTGAGTACCATCCCATATGATCTTGACGTAAGGCACAGAAGCTTTACCCCTGGTACTTTGGTACACAGTGTCAAGTACTGTACCATACCGTTGAGCTGTGTACGGCTTGATACGTTCAATTGTTGCAGCAGTCTTTGCATAAATTGCACGAGGCTTTGGTTTCTCGGCGACACGGTCACCGATCTGGAACTTAGGAGTGGATTGTTTTTTAGACATGGGACCAACGTTTGCGTTTGACGATGCGGTAGACGGTGTCTTTGTGTATGCCAAATCGTTTAGCAATTTGGACATACGTTTGATTGTCAGAGGCAAGTCTTCTAATTTCTAGAACGTTTGTCTCTGTTAGTACAGCAGTACCAACTTGCTCACCTTTAACACGGCAGTTCTCATGTTGCCTTACCCCTGGTAGTGCACCACGTTTTGATACCGCGTATGTCTCTATGGTTTTGTAGTGAGCCTTGCAGTCAAGACACCTGCAGTAACGTCTCGTTTCATTGGGATGTTGTTCAGTAACAGTGACACGTGTGTTGGTTGAGTTGCAGTACCTACAGTTCATTATCTATTTATTTAAAAGTAATGAATCAACCAACCCAGGAAGACAAGCTTCGAGCCATTCTTCTATATGTTGTTGGTCAGTGGCTGCAAGTGTTGTTAGTTTCCAGAATGTATCTCTGTCTACTTCAAGGTGAAGTGACATCTTGTCATTAGATAGTGTCATGTAATTAAGTGTTGATTGTAATGTTGGTCGTGTGTTAAGCATTAGTGGTGGTCACTTCGATGGCGGGGGTTAGTCATTGAGGGCCTCTAGCTCGTCGGCAATGGCGTGTAGCGTATGAGCAGAAGTGGCGTGATTGATACTGTCAGCAGCAGCCCGCAGGGCGGCGGCAATGCACTGCTTGTAAACCGGATCGTTTACAACATTAAAGTTGCCGTTGGTGGCAGCAACCATGATTTCCTGCGCGGCGGAAGAGAGCTGAGTCATGGCTGCCCCCAGCGGGCGGCGGGCGGCGCGAAGATCCCTGCTTCTGATTCCCGACCACTTCCAATCCACCCATTCACAACACGCCTCCAGCTCTTGGTCGGCGCCCCATTGAGCGGCTTCGGCGGCGAAAGCAGTGGTCCACAAAGACGCAGCCTTGCGGTTGAGAGTGGCATTTATTTCCCACTGCTTCACTAGCTCTGATGGTGGGGTGATTGGGTGTGTTTGTGTCATTGCGGTTGTGGGTAGTGAAATGGGTCGAAGCCGGCGTCTAGGCAGGCGTTAAGGGTGGTCATATAGGCGGTACCAGCTTCAGCATCGTCTTCGCCAGTGGCCGCCATAAGCCACGCTGTATGAGCGTGGCAATACTGTTTAAGTAAACCCTGTTGTTTTTGTGTAAGATCATTCATTGTCAGTAGGTTCAGTAGGTTCAGTAATTCTATCTAGTTGAAGAGAGTCAAGTGAATACAAAGTTTGTTCTTCTCCAATGATTCGAAATGAATCAACAATTAAATCCTTGTTTCTGTCAGGTGATGCATAGTAATTATCAAGAATTTCTTGGGCACGATCATCACCTCCTGGATCACCAGTAAGACATTCAAGTATTGTAGTTGTCATGGCATCTACTAAGTCTGTGACTAAGCGATCTTTAACAACAGACCATGTCCACTCTGGTATCCGATCAATAACGTCATCAACAAGATCAAGATTGATTTTAATGTTTGGGTTTTGTGGTTGCATTAGTTAAATAAAAGCCTTTTGTTTAACACAAGTAGTTGGATTAGTTAAGTAAAAGCCCCTTGCTTTTACACAAGGGGATAAAGAGATTTGTCTAAGAACTTAGGCTGCTTGTGCCTCAGTGTCAACGATGTTGTCCATGAGACCAGCCTCACGCAAGCGGTCGAGCATTGTGCACATGATGTTGGCATGCTCATGTGTTTGTTGCATGAATGCCTGCGCTCGCTCTGCAGTCATGGTATGTACGCACCCATTAGGTTCGACATACTTCCATGAGCCATCAGGTTGTGGCTGCCCTTGGAGGGCAAGTTGTTCTGAGTTACGCACGTAGCGCATCTCAAGATTGTGATAGTCCTGCAATCCATCAGCTGCAGTCCAGGTAGCACCGATGTTGTAACGGCGCTCATCATCTGAGTATGCGTGGAAGTTAGGGATAAGATGCTTGAAGGCAGCAAGGAATGTCATTGTGTTGGTTGAAGGTAACATGAAGTTGGTTGGTAGAGATGATCGGGATCGAACCGATACGACCAAAGGTCAACGCATTTTAAGTGCGTAGCGTCTACCTATTCCGCCACATCTCCATTGCTTGGGCTTACATCTACATCGACTGATGTAGAACGCCAAGTGTGGTCGTAAGGTAATGGTTCTGTACCATAACTCCACGTATCAAAGTCATCTTCGTTACGTGGATCTTCTTCTATCAATACATAGTGTGGTGAATGATCGTGCATATACTCTCCTAGGTTTGCCATTACCATGGCTAGGAGTTGTTCGTCGGTGTGTTCAGTCATAGGTGGTACCGGCCCTACTTACGAGAATAGGACCGGCAAGCTGTGCGAGCTAGGCAGATGCTAGCACTTCCTCACGTTGTTGCAAGGCTTGTCCAAATACTTGCGTATAGGACTCACGTTGCTCATCCGTTAGCCTGGCATTGGAGACACCAGCGATCTGATCGACGGTCATCATGCCCATACTTACTTTAAGTTGGACTGTGAACTGTGGTTGGTTGTTGATCATGCATAGAACAATAAAGTGTTGTTTCTTGCGTACACCTTCTGCATAACCTGTGGCATTGCCGACGCAATTGCGTACGGCTTGACCCCAAGCTGCAAGTTGGTGTGTGTCAATAGGTTGAATGAATGTCCAGTTCTGTTCATTATGTTGAACCTTGACTGGTACAGGGAATAGGTCTTGTGGTAGCCTTTGATTTACATTAGTTATCTTCCAAGCTTCTGCTTGTACATAGTCATGGAACTCAGTAATACGCCAGCGTTTTGGTGGCGCTAGTTCTCCTTTGTCTTTGAGGATTGTTTCAACCATTGACAATGTATCTTCTAGTTCTCTAAAAGGATATTGATATATTCCAATTCTGTTTGTGAAATAATAAGTTTGAGTGTTGTCTTTCTTTGTCTCGTAAAATTTATTTACTAGTGCAAAGAATGAAGCGACAGGCATATGTTTAACTAGCCACGGATAAGCGTAATCTTTACTGTAACTAGAGTTATAACTAACACTGAGTAACGCATTGAGGTTTGTTTGATAGTAATCAAGAGGACATGCATTACCCCAGATATTATGTACGGTTTTGATCTGCTTACACAGATGAAAGATCATAAGCCATGGTTGTGTAATTGACATTCTTGTATCAGTATCCGGATTGTTAAATGATTCTATAGATTCATTGCATTTGTTTTGTATCCACTTACGGAAATATGGTGTATCTAATATGTGTAAGATACTTTTATAGCCATAGAGATCTTCAAAGAATACGTTGTATGAACTGTGTACATCTTGGTTGTTAATAAAGCTAAAGATAATATCAACAGAAGGCAACCACTTGGATTTGTTTATGTCTTTCCAGTATTCAGTATTGAAATCACGTGTAAGCACTTCCGCAATACATGTAGTTTTGATGCGTTCAAATATATTTGTAGAGTCTTTCCATTGAGGTATAGACATTTCGATTTGTTTTTCAAGACGATCAATAGGTTCATACATACGCTGTGATTTTTGCGCGTATCGATGCATGCTTGGCATATTCCAATTACGTGTATTTTTTCCATTGATCACATCTTGTTTAGTTACTTGTTGTGTATAAGTAACAAACGTACATCTACCAGATGGTTTGTTTACACAATCATCTTTTGCCATGTTTAAAGCACGTGGCAATAACTTGCGTACGGTAGCTGTATCTTTGTATGCGTAGGTATAGCCATAGATATAGTCAGCTTCTTTGTCCTTGGGTGGCAGCCATGCTGCGTACCATACTTGTTCGTAGTGGTAAAGAACTGCATGGGTTATTGTACCTGTCGATGTTACCTTAGTGAACTCGCGGTAACGGCCAGGGGCTGGTGCCTTGTTGATTGCATCAATGGCATCTTGTACTCTTTCTGCTGTAATGATTTCATTAGGGATGAGATCAACAGGATTACCCAGTGGGTATTTAGATTTCTTAGTCGTTGATTGTTTTTGAGTACGAGCCAAAGCCTTGAGCTGTGGATCATACGCAATCAATTCAGTTTGTAGATTTGTAGGTAGTTGGAACTGCATGGTGAGTTAAGGGTGGATTGATTGTGTGAGCAGTTTAACGTCATGCTCAGGACGTTGGATTAGATGCGCATTAACTCTTCACCTTCTTCGTCAGTGAATATGATGGCATCATTGTAATCATCCATGTACTCTTGGAGAGTCATAGTTTTAGCCGGTGTGAACACAGGCATTTGCTTAGCAAAACCAAAGGCTGAGTAGACGGTACCCTTGGGGCCACGTACTACTACATACCATCGTTTGAATTCGAGAGAGAAGCCAATCATGTCAGTTAGTAATCAGAGGTGTCAACGAGTTGCCACTGGGGGTCAAGCTGATCAAGATAGCTGCAGAAGCCATCTTCATCAGTAGGGATTGATTTGTGGTCAGCCAGTTCAAAAGATGTTGAACAAAGGCCTGTACCCCATTGATCAGGGTCGTCGCGAGTTGCTCTGCGTAGAAGACGCATGTCTTCCACAACTGCTGTAACTGTGACATGGTTGTTATCAATTGACGTGTTGTGAATAGATAGGACAGACATTAGTAAGTCTCCACGTAACTGCCGTAGTTTGAAATGAAACACTTGTGGTTTCTCCACATTTGTACTGTGGCAAACTCACCGTTAAACCTTTCGGTATCGGCGCAATACATACGTGCACGTTCTGCTGCACAATGTGCAACATTAACGCGAGCAAGGATACCAAGGCTAGCTTCGAATGGTTTTTCAATAGTCATTGCAGTGGTAGTTGAAGGTGAGTGATGAGTAGTTTAACGTCATACTCAGGACGTATCTTTAGATTATCTTAATGTTTCGTTTGCTGATGCCTGTGCCTGGCAAGGATATAGATCCGTGTACGCCAGAGTCACTGCCATTGAGCGTCAGTTGAAAGGGACCGAGTTTAAAGGACTTGGTATACGACTTGATACCATTCTCGGTGATGTTGACACCTGCGATGGTGCGGTCAAAATTAATGGGTGATTTAGGTTTAGTCATTGTGAGTTAACGATGTCATCGGTAATGTAATCAATAATCTCTTGGTTGCTAGGCCCCAAGATAAAGTCATTGTTTAAGTCATTGATGCATTCGGAGTAATCACAGGTGGTAACTGTGTGTACCCCTCCATCAATCTCAATAATTTCTTTGTAAATAATTTGTTTCATTTGAGATCATCAGGAAGGAGTGCATTGGTGTCAGCTGGAAGGGACCAAGCTGAAACGATTTGGTGTACGACTTGATACCATTCTCGGTGATGTTGACACCTGCGATGGTTCGATCAAAGTTAATGGGTGATTTCTTTGTCATGTACAAAGGTGCAGATTTGTTCGGTTTGTTTGAAATCATCTTCATTCATTTGAGAATGAATGTATTCAACCATCTCATCATCTCCGGATAAGAAACTGATGAGAACGGTTGCACGATGTTTATCGTGAGGTGTAATTGTCCGATGAGGATGGGCAATTACTTCAGAAGTAATTTGCCATATCTTATTGTAACGATCAGTTACATAGTTTGATTTCATTGTTACTTAAGGTCATCCGGTAGGAGTGCATTGGTGTCAGCTTCGTCCATGTTTGTCATCATAAATTTTTGTCCGTCGGGGCTGACAAAGCCGCCGACGAAACCAACGCCGTACTTATCCGCAGATTCTTTCATCTTTGCTACGAGCTGCATTGCTTGCAGCCGTTGCTTGTCGATGGCATCTGGGATGCGTGGCTTAGGTGCATCGTTGAGTGGTGACATGAGTGGCATGAGATGAGTAGGTGAATGAGTTGGTAGTCTATCAGGGATGTCAAGGAAAAGCAAGTAAGTCTTATGTGTATTACATGGGACTTACTTCTAGATCTAATAGTGCTGGTGGTGGGTTGCCAGGGGGGTGCAGGGGGGTGCTCTTGGTTTCATTAAGTATTTGTACTGAGTTAGTTAGGTTTAATTAAAGGTTATACTTTGTGTGGTTCTCGAGACCTCACTGGCCAGTGATCTATTCTTCCCGTTGGGATTCCGTCGTTTAACAAAGGGTGCCTGGCCGCACCAGGCTTAGGTACTAATGCGTACCAACCCTCTGTTATTCGGATTATGAATAGATGGTAGTTACTCGGATTACAAGTAACTTACCTGTGTAGTTCTTGGTGCTGTTGCCATGCAGCAGTGTGCATTTCATCAGCAGTCATAGGTGGTTCGCTGCCATAGCCAAGGTCTGCATCACTTGGTTCCCAATTGATTTCATTCTCTAATGCAGGGATGATCTCTTCCTCCAGTAGGCTGCGCATAGATGGAGTCAGATGCTCATCCATTTCGTAACGCTTGGATTCACGATCAAGGATCTCGTTGAGTTCCTTGATGATGCGTTGGATGTTTGCGTGGTCAGACACGGGATACTCGGGGTAGGTTTGCATTGGATTGAAGGTTGATCCTGGGACTTACACCATATCTTTCTAAGCTATGTGCTTAGCGATTGTGGTTGCCCAGGGTTTGTTAGATAAGGCCAAGGATACTTAGCCAGCTATCGGGATGGTCAGGCTCGACATCGTCTCCTGCAGGTGTAAAGCAGACTGAGTCGAAGGTCCACTCTTCGATGTCTTCGAGGTCAGGTACGTCGTACCAACCTGTGAGTTCGTCCCCTTCCTCTGACGAGTAGTTGCTACCGGTTGGAATCCAGTAGCAACGGAGGACGCCCTTCTTGTTTTTGTAGACGTTTCCTGTGCAAGGGATGGCACCTTTGGGTGCATCCTGGTAGTCAACGTCGGCTGGGTATTGTTGCATGCCTTCGTCTTCGGTAACGGGTTCGTAACCAACGACTTCGGCAATAAGTAGTTGTTCAGGTAGGAGTGCCATAGTTCTGAGATGAGTTGGAATAGTAGGGTGAATAGTGTGTAGCAGATTGCTACGGCGATGAGCATTAAATCCTCATCTTGTGGTGCTTTGTTAGTCATGGGTAGTAACTACATAACGTTCGTTGTAGTGATCACAAGCATTGCGTTCGGCATCAGAGATTTCATCGATGCCATCCCAATCGCTTTGCTCGGATTCACGCATTGCTTGTTCTTGTTCGTGTGCAATGTCTGCCAGTGCATCAAGCATGTCAGCATTGCGTTGTTCATCAATGAAGCCAGAGGTTGATTGCATGATTTGCAGGGGTTTGGATGTGGGTTTTGCGGAGCAGTTTATAGACATGCTCAGGTCTGTTGATGTATTAGATGATGTGCCAATACATGGGTAGTATTGACTATTTCTCTAGATGAATCAATACATCATCAATGAGTTGATCGATGTCTGGTTCAACAGTGTTGAAGTTGAATTCATATGATACAGAAGTTAAAGTTGCTTCGCATATTCTGTAATCAGTAAGTGGACAGGTTTTTATCCATTTGTAGAAGTTTTCACGTTCAGTCATTATCTGCAGGGGATAAAGTCAGTGGATGTTAGTAGTTTGGTAATAGGTACCACGCCTATTTCATCGTCGATGGTACCAAGGTCTTGTATGTCATAGTCGTCGGTTTGATTTTCGACAACCTCGCAGCCCAGCTCTTCGAGTTGGTCTACGTAATTATGCCATGTGTTTGCAGTGCCATAGACGTGGCAGTATCTGCCACTGTCATCTGCAGTGAGTGCTACGTAGGTGTTCATTTGGTTTGATGTTGGGTAGGTGTGGAGTTGATGTTGGTGATGTCAATGCCAACCATAGCTCCTGCAGTGATTGCTGCAATAGCTAGTACAAGGGTTGTCATGACGAATTTAGCTAAGGGTGTTTCTTTGTATTCACCATAGCTATCTAGGTGAATGTAGCGGTTGCTACCAAGGCGGATGATTTGTTTCATGTTAGTTAGTCTCAAGGATGTAACGTACGCACACGTAGCTTGGTACTACGTATGCTTTAGGAATCTCATAGAGATAGTACCATTGGTTCTTATAGTCAAGTGATACGCAAGAGTTTTCGGTTACAAGTTGCAATGCTTTGGCGCCTGTGGTGCACCAAACCATGTAGACATTTTGATCAAACAGCAAGTAATAATCTTGCTCTTTAATATTAAACTCTTTGAGTGCGTCTTGAATTTGTTGGTGGTCAAGTGTAATTGCCATAGATGTGAGTGGTGTGGATGTTGAGCAGGATATTGAGTCCTGCAGAAAAGGGCCGAAGCCCCTTAGTGCAAGAGTCAGAATGCAACAGGTTGTTACTTAATGATGAGCCACTGTAATTTTGATTGTGTTTGCAATGGAGATTGCCAACTAAAAAATCCAGGGCGCCATACATAATGGACAGAGCCATTGTATGTGGCGTTGCTCAATTTAATAGGTGTGGTTACAGAGTTTAACCACCAGATTGGACCAATGCGTCCGCCTTCAGAAGTAATGTGAAACATAAATACAAGAGTCAGAATGCTACAGGATCTAGCGTAGGCTCGACCTTTGCCTTCTTCTTGGAGGTAACAGGAGTTACTTCTGGTGCAGGCTCAGGTTGCTCTTTGGGTTGTGGCCGTGAGCCAAACGCGTAGTCAAGGCACTTGAGTTGGAACTCAGGTTGCTTGAGTGGTGTGAGGACATCGTCTTTCATGTAGAAAGAACGGATGCCTGTCAACTTCCCGATAACGGTTAGCTCCTGGCCAATCACCAAGTTGTTATTGGTGTAGGCAGTCAGCAAACCGTTGCTGTTGAGGAACTTGACAGTGATGGTGGTGTCGGTGGTGATGCGGTGGTACAGGGTGACCACGAGGCACTCACGCTCATCCTCGGTAGTGATGGCGGTGAGAGCAGCGATGCGACCGACAAGAGTAATGGTCTGGAGATCAGGGAAGTTCATTGGGTTGAGTTAAATGTTGGGCAGGGGTGAACCCTGCAGGAAACCCTGGTGTTACTCAGGGTTAAGTGCAAAGATCAGTTAACGCCTGAAGTCTTTACGTGGATCTGTTGTTACATATATTTCATCCTGTCTTAATACAGGATTCCAACGTTCTTGTTTAAGTCCTATAGTGTCTTGAATCATTGTTGCTTGACGATCAGCAATTGTATCTGCTGTGTTTAAAAGATTAGTAGGATTAAGAGGTAATCCGAATTGTTGTAGTTCCTCTTTGGCTTCATTAGCAAGAGTAACTAAATTGAGATTGAGTTTATGCTTGGCCCTTAAAGGTGCAAGCAATGCGCTTTCAGCGGTGCTTTGCGCAATGGATAAATACTTTCCAGCTATATTCATTTAAGTAGATTAGTTAAGTTAATTTTACAGGGGTGAACCCTGCAGAAAACCCTGGTGTTACTCAGGGTTAAGTGCAGAGATCAGTCAGTGATGTGTTCTTGTTCCCACTTGAGTAGTGAACGGTTGAGATCAACCTTCTGCTCAAGGATGGCAACAAAGGGTGTTAGATCTTGGAACTCACGTAAGCCATCTTGCCACTGGAAGAATACTTCGAGGGCAGTCTGGCGTAAGTTCTCAAGCTCTTGGTCGATGACTGGTGTTTCTCTACGTGCCAGAAGGCGAACCTTCTGTGTGAGTAGATGTTCAACGCTTGCAGGAGACATGGTTCCTAGTTGGGTTGGGTTGAGTTAGTAGCAGTTTAATGTCATGCTTAGGACAAGAAGTGTCAGAGCCAGCTCTTGTTGATACAGTAGTCTGCATCACCGATAAAGCTGGTGATAGATACTAGCTGGTGTGTAGGTTTGGATGGGCACGTTTGTTGGTAGTGCTGGTTGAGAAGCTTCTGCCCGCCGACGGTCAGTAGCATGCCAGCACCAGTGCCCATAACAATTGCGAGAATAGGTTGAAACATTGTGATTAAGTGTGAGGTTTACTGACAGCAGTTGTAATATTCCACTAGTTCTGCATGCATTTCTGACATGCCACTAGGGATGCCACACATAAGTGTGGATATACTTTGTGCGATCCACTGACCTTTGATGTATTGCTCGTAGTGGAGTTGAGTTGACTCACCGCCATACCAAGCAACACGCTCAGTTGAATCGATGTAAGGTTGATAAATGATCATGGTAGTTGCGTTGAATTGAGTACCCACCCTTACAGGTGGGATGGGGAATAGTACACAGGTACTATTTGATGTGGGTGAAGAACGTTGCGATGGATACTCGTGATGAGTAGATTGCGTTCTTGATGGTCTGCTCGTCAGGTTGCCATTGCTTGCATACCTTAACGGCAGTGCCAGGTAGGCTGGCTGCCCATGGAAAGAACTCACGTACGTTCTTACGGATGTGTAGAGCGGTCATTTAATTAAGGTAACCACACTCAGTGTGTGGTAATAACTGGGCTAGGGTTTGCACCTAGCCACCCGCTTTGACGGATCAGCCTTCGATTGAATCCCACAGTTCGTGGAATACTCGAACTAGTGCTTTCTCATATGTGAGATTGCAACTGGTGTCTTCGTATAGCTGTGATGCAGAAGCGTGTAATGACTTGAGAACAGCCATTACTTCAGGTGTACTAACTTCGTACAGTTCCATTGATAAACAAGCAACTGTACTAGTGTAGTTAGTTGGTTGCATAGCCGTTGTCTGCGCACCAGTCCATGTGGATTTGATGAGCAGCCTGAGGCCATGCATGTGTCTTGCATTGTTCGGCGGTAGCTGTGTCTAATGCTTGTACACCAAGGTGACAAACAATAGCCATGGTTGCTACAACGCCTGAGACAATGAAGCTGAATGTTCTGTAGTTAGACATGATGTTGAGTTGACCACACTCAGTGTGTGGTAATACTGAGTGGGGGATTCGATCCCCCGGCGTCTAGCCTGGTACTCAGTACTCGCAAGGCTCGTAAGGCTCAAGCGCCGCCTGATATTGCAAGTATGTGTTTAACACATCCTTATAGTTATCAGCTAGAACCTTCCACACTAGTTCCAGGTCCTCCTCCAACCTAAGTACGTAGTACCAGTTGGTGTTCGGTTTGTGGCTGATAACAGTTGCCATGTCGAGCACATCGCATTGATCGAAGATGCCCCAAGTTCGCCAACCTTTGGTCTTGGCGTTATTTGCTGCGCGGTATGCACAAGATGCAACACTGTTGCCTCGGCCACTTGAGTTGTAGCCTTTAGCCTTCTCCATGTAGATCTCTTTGAGGATTGCCATGTCTAATTCCTTGGTTGTAGTTGAGTTGTCTGCGTGTTACAGATGCGCAGCCCCTGGTTCCATACCCCTATTGTTACGACAATCTTATTTGCCCAATAAGGATACGTATCCGAATTGAGGGTAAGAATGTAGTGATAGCAAGGGATTTGGGCCGAACGACACCTTGTTGGTGTCAGTATTATACCTTGTGGATAGTAATGACGCGTAGTCCTGACTCAGTGTTATGTATCTTCATGCTGAGCTTACACTCAGTCATGTCAGATACGACACTGAACAGATACTGTGGTTGGCAAACGTCCTTAACATCGTGGTACAAGAAGTCTACTGAGTTGTATTCCTCAAGTAACTTATACGCTTCTTCCACATAGCTGTGGAAAAGTGTTGCATCTACTGGCCTGCTCCCTGCTGTTACACGCCAGTTATGCTTCCACTTAGCTATTGTTGCTGTTGGTAGGACTGTTGCTGTTGGTACTGGTGTCATTTGACTGAAAGTGCGTTGGTTTTCTGCGTTGCTCGGATGCGCAGCCCCCGTTACACTTATTCAACCCATACCCCCTTTCTTTTTTTCTCTACGTACTTATATTCGGGTAGGGTATGTGAGAAGGGTTGAGTAAATCTTACCCCTAATAGGTAAAAAAGTGAGGCTTTTTGTATGTACAAAAACGCCCTGGTACAAATACAAGTTATTTATTGAATTAAAATCTCAAAAAATTATTTGCATTGAAAAATGTCAGCAAAAAAGGGCCTTAGCCCTAATTTTTACCCCAAATTTGCGTTTGTTTTATTTAATTTCTGTTGACTTTTTGTGTTACTGCAACTTTTAACGCTTTGCTGTACATTTCAGGGTCTGGTGCTTGATTTGCAAGTTCTTTATTTGCCCCTTGGATGAAAGAACGTACTTCAAAAGGTAGTGCTCCTTTTTTTTCAAGCTCTTCTGCCTTGGTAGCGATAGCCTTAAAGGCAACTGCGCGTTCAAACAACATATCGTTGTCTGTTTTTTCACCATATTTTGGCATTTGCCTTGGTGCGGTACTCAGTATTTATATAGTCTATAGCATTTGATCTGTTTTAAATTTTTACATTTAAAATAAGTGTATAGAAATACGGTTATTGCAATAAGTGGCGCTCGCTCCTGCTGATTTTTACGCTTATTCCCGTGCAACGGGACAGCCTTATCCTGAATCACCAGAAGAACGTGCTCAACAGGCGCCTGAAGTTTTAGAATTTCGGCGTAACCAACTTAAATCACAAGAATCCAGTAATAGCAACCCAATTGCCCTTGGCTTGGGGATAGGTTTAGGTCTTGCCGGTTTGGGTGGCGCAGGTTTTGCCGCCCGTCGTATGTTGCGGTCTGGTAAAACAGCAGGTCAGTCTGGTGTATCCCAAGCAGATTTGTCAAAATATGACACGGAACAAATAAGGGAAGCTGGCAGAACCAAGCCAACATCCGTAGTACCTTCCAAAGTTGTTGTGGATGCTCCAGTGGTGCCTGTGCAACGCACAGTGGATATAAGTACTGCAGTTGATGATGAAGTAACGCGTCTGCTTAACGATCCTGGTCTTCTTAAGTTTGTTGAAGCAGAAGAAGCAGCCGAGATTATTAAACAATCTGAAATGCGGGCTGAGCAATCACGTCAACAAGGTCAAGTACGTCGTGCTTTAAGTGCCACGGCAGATGACATCTTGTTGGGTATTCGTGCCGAGCCTACTAATACTCTTGTTACACAACAGCAAGCAACTGGTGGTTTCAATGTAAGACAAGCCATTGCTGCATTGGAGTCTGGGGAAGACCAAGCAACAGGCCGTGTAAAAAACCAACTGCAACGTAATGAAGATCTTGATTTAGGTCAAATTGAAATACTTGAAGACATTGCAAGCCAACAACGTAATTGGATGATGGAGCAAGATGAACCTATTAGTCGTGTTGCTTCTCAACTGCCAGACGGTGTTCCAGCCGATCAGACTGAAGACGCTTTAGGGTTTGCGCAGAATCGTATGCGGGAGATACGTGCAGCGCAAGACGCGGAGGGATACCGTGGCTTAAGAGCAGAGAAACAAATGTTGCAAGGAGCGGAAGGTACGCGTGTTAAACAAGCTGCCGAGCTGTATGCGGCAACTGGAGACCCGAATGTTTTATCGTTGATTTCCGAAACACCTTCTCTACCTATTTCCGTACAACCAACTTCACAACAACTAGTCGCCACGCAGTCTTCAAAAGGTAATGCACCTTCCGAGTTAAACACCTCCTCTCTTTATTCTCCGTTTAAGAAACGGGAATTAAATGTAGATACGCAAGAGGATGTTGATATGCGAATGACAAACCGCCTTAGCGGTTTGGGTGCCACACTGGAAACCATACCTAAAACAATTATCAACCCAGAATATACCGCATTAGAGGAGCAAACTAATATGGCGATGTATGGGATGCAAAAAGGAGATCCCGTTGCAGCCAATATTTATAATCAAAATCGTCAAAAATTTAGAGAAGGAAAAGTTCCTTCTAGGGAAATTGTTAACCCTGAGTATTTAACATTGTCGCAGCAGATGAGAGAGGCTGAGGCCGTTCGTGGTGAAGCACGTAATATCATTGAAAGACAAAAAAGTGATATAGCACAATTTCCATCCGTTTATAAGGTCACTGATCTACAAGAAGGTGTTCGTGCTTTTTATCAACAAACACCAGAGGGCCAAATCATTCCCGAAACCCTAGAGGTACGTAGTGGAAGAAAAGCTGTTCCCGCTGGCATTGTAGAAAAACCAGCATCTGGCTCCAGCATTCGAGGCCTTGGTGGCGCAGTTGAAATGGAATCGTACATTCCTGAGGAAAGGGAACTTGCGTCCACTGCATCTGCCGAAATGGCAATGGGGCCTAAAATTGGCATGGACCCACAAAGGCGTGAGGCTATGGTATCAAGCCCAGTACGTTGGGATCCAACATTACATACGCCTGCTCAGCGTACGCCAGAAGGTTTTGTTTACAGTGAACAGGCAATGCGTAAACCAAGTACCCCCACTGGAACTGAGACCTTTAGGGGAGCCGTTAAATCTCCGCCTGCAATCGCAAGGCAGTCGGTTGATGTTTCTGAAACCATTCGTCGTCTACAATCAAGTAATACCCCTGGTGCTCAACAACAGCTTAATCAATATCTTCAATCCTTACGCTCCAGGGGAATTTAACTATGGCTGATAAAAAGAAAAAAGACAAGAAATGGATTCAAAAGACTGAGATGAAAGAAGGTGCTTTCACAGCTAAAGCAAAGCGCCGTGGTATAACATCAGCACAGCTTCAGTCAAACGTATTGGGTAGCCCTGATAAATACGACGAAAAAACTGTGAAACAAGCACGGTTGCGTCAAACCTTGGTAGGCTTACATAAGAAGAAAAAATCTGAAAAGGAAGATAGCTAATGCCAAGAGATAGTCGACTAAGCAATCCATCTGATTACATTGATGAAGTAGGGCAATCTTTTTTAAAACAAAAAAAAGTTGATTACTCTGATTCTTTTCAGGCAAAGTCTTCTGAAGGTGAGCCACCGTTTAACATCAACCGGTTTGGCGCAAGAGAACTAAGCAACAAATTGGTAACACGAAAGCTTGCTCTTAATCCTCGCCTTAATTTTGTAGGCAATCAACCAGAAGAGTATGAGGTCTTTGCTGGCCTTGGTCGTTTTGATACTGAACGTCCTGAATTATTTGACTTTGATCTAGGTCGCGCCAAAACAAAGATGAATTTTACTTCTGCTCCTGATTTTAAAGAACGATGGGTAGATGCCTATCGTTTAAGCCCTACAATTAAACCAGACAATAAAATTAAAAATCCGATTCCTCGCTTACGTAATCCAGATCCAAATGGTTACTTAATGGCTGCCGCTGAAAACCGTGTAGAAAATGAAGCAGACGGTAATGTTTCAATTGCAAGCTTGTTGTCCGGTGAATCTGGCTTTGATAAGAAAGAAGAAGAGCGACCGGAGAATACTTAATTTAAGTCTCGTATAATAAGTAAAAAGATAAGTACATGAAAGGCCAGGCTTTCCAGGGTTTAATGAACCTGATCAAGAGGAATCCTGGAGTGGCTATGGATGCTGGTATCAGCGCAGCCCTTACTACAGGAATGGGTTTATTGGCTGGTGATCCTGGGGCAGCATTAAAATACGGTGCGGCAGACTTCTTGTTCTCATATCCAGCAATGCTTGCAGTGCGTGGTTTGCGCCCCAAGTCTCCAGTACGGATAAAGGATATGGCAACTGGAAAGATACGAACAGAGAACCCACGCTCTGCTCTAGAAATACCCACCAACATTGGTGCGTCGGTTCTTTCTGGTTTAGCTGTATCTTCCCTGGAGAAGCCATACATCCCACCTCAGGACCAGGCTTTACAGCAACAACAAATTCTTCAGCAAAACGTACAAAGAGATTTAATTAACAAGGGTATGCTTGCTGGTGGTGCACCCAACTCTTATTTCCCTGGCACCATGCTTCAGGCACAAGGCCTTGAAAATGTCGCCTTACGTAGTGCTCTCGAAGATGCTTTAAATCCACAGCAATATGATATAGCTGGTATTGGTCGTCAGATGGGGGCTATAGTCGGTGTCTAATCCAGGTCCCTTTCAAGCACTGTTACATGGTGGTAGACAAGTGTTACTTGGCGCACGTAAGAGTGCGGAATCAAGCAAAGCAGCAAACGAAGCATATCCAAGTGTTTTAAATCTTGCCAGTCCCTATAAAAAAGAATTAGCAAGTAGAGGTGTTTCTTTTAAGGAGACCCCTCTTCAAGCTGTTGGTGCTATGGCAGCACGTATTGCAACTGACATAACTAACGATGGTACACGTGGCGTCTATTGGCGTTACAACCATCCACTTGCAATTCTTGAGAAAGGGATTGAAAAAACAATTGGTAAAGAAACTTACAAACAGCTGGGCCCACTAAAGACTGGTCTGATTGGTTCCGCTGTTGCGTTACCTGCTACCGCGCTTGCTGGTAACTATGACATCACCAATGTCGGTGAGATGTTTAGACCCAAGGGATATGCGCAGAGTTATGCAGAGGAAGGTTCAGAAGATCGTAGGGAAACAACTCAGCCAGGTCTTGAATTATTTGAACGTTTCTTTTTAGGTCGCTCTGGGCGACCACTAAAATATGAAACAGCAAAAGAAGATATTCCTGACCTAACGCCTGAGCGTTATGGGCAATTTATGCGGGACTACTACCAAGACAAAGGTCTCATGGGACTAGTTAAAGTCACACCTGAGAATTTAGAAGGTGTACCAGAAGTACGTGTCCTTGGGTACCCCGTAAACATAGCCTCAGCTACAACGGCGGCTGTTGGCTTAGCTGGTACCGCAGCAGCAATTAGGACAGCTCCTGGCCCCAAGCAGGCCTTCCGTAGGGGCATTGTTGGCGCAGGCTTAGGTTCTGCCGCTGGTGCTGCGATTGGTACTGTTATCAACGAAGCAATTGCACAAGGTAATCGCCCAAGATTACCAACACTTGTTGAATACCAACAAGATATGCAGTGATAGAATTTAATTAATGGAATACATGTATAGATGGCCTTTACTCCCGAACAGTTAGCTGCATTACAAGCAGGTGTTGACCCAAGGGCGTACTTTGCTGATCCTATGGCAGCAGCTCGTGCTGGCCTACTTGATCCCGAAACTATTCAACGTGGCCCTACTACCATTGTTCCTGGAAGTACAATACCTGCCTCACGTGTAGATAAGGCAAAAGACTTTGCACAAAATGCGTTAACACGTGCTCGTGGCGCATTAGGTCAAGTTCCTCTCGGCGGTCTGGGCGTTATGGGTGGCGCCGTAGCTCCTGTACTTACCGCAGTAGGTGAAGCGCAAGCCGGACGCCCAACAGGTGCTTTAGGTGCTCTTGGCGGAGGTGCTGCAGGCTTTGCTGGTGGCGCACTACTTGCGAGAATGTTACCAGGTCCTTACGGTAAAATTGCTAGTGCTGTTCTTCCTGCAATTGGTGGTTTAATTGCTGCCCCCGCTGGGGCAAGTCTAGCTGAAAGTGCTAAGCGTTCTGCAACCGGTGATCCTATTACCGGAAAAGATGACTTGAAGAACACTCTTGCTGAACGTGGTTTGATTTCTGATCAAGACCTTGATATCTTTAGCCGTAGTCAAGGTATTCAAACCAGCAACATTAAAGACCTCACTCAGTTCTATTCCAACCAGCAATATCTTGACATGCAGCGCATGACTCCTTTGATTCAAAAAATGAAGAACGCAGACCTAGTGCGTCAGCAAGCATTGATGGCTACACAAGGTCAGCAGTATGCGATGCTTGGCACCTTGGCGACTGCTGGTAAACTAGCGACAGGTAGTCAGGCTGAGATGGGTGCAACGTTACGTACTGCATTGCAATCTAATCCTTACGCAAGTGCTAACCTTCAAGCACCTAGTATTGCATTCGGGTAAATAACATGGCAGCTGCTTCTTCACAACTTTTTGGTAATCTTCTTGCTAGTGGGTTCCAGGGTTTTAGCCCAGTTAATCACAGTAACGCGTTTAGAACTAAACTAGATCCCACGGTAACCACACCGGTAACACTACTAGAGCCTCCACAAGGAATATCTAGTAATATGGGTGGATTTGGTGGTCAGGATTTTCAAGCTGCTGTCAATGCAGCTAATGCTATTCCTGATGAAACTGCACGTAGCATGGCCATGGCTCAGCTTTTTGGTAATCAAATGAGACAGCAAAGTGACAATCAGCTGTTAAAGAATTACCCCGAGATTTTAGATATGATTGAGCAAAGGCAATATGCTAACCGTCTAAAAGCAAGGCCCCTTGAATTTCAAGAGATGGTAGCTAAGAATTTGCTTAAAACAATTACTGATATTCCCGGTCAAATTGCAAACGCAGGGCAGATGTATGGCCAAGAAGCTGCAACAGCTTTTGGAAAACAGACACAGAATTTTCAAGCACCTCAAGTGGTAAAATACTTTTAGGAGGTTGATTAGATGAATTTTTTAAACCCTGCGATTGATGCTTATTCATCATTAGGTGCTCTTGGTACGGGCGCTTCAATGTTCCCAAGTGCTTTTGGTGGGTTAGGTGCTGCTGCTGGTGCAGGTGGAGCTGCTGCTGGTGCAGGTGGAGCTGCTGCTGCCGCAGGGGGTGCCGCCGCTGGTGCAGGTGGAGCCGCCGCTGGTGCAGGTGGGTTGCTTGAGTTGGCAGGAGGCCCTGTTGGCTTGATTGCTGGTGGGCTCACAAGTTTGTTTGGTGCCGGTGCGGCTACCCAAGCAGCCGAAGCCTCTATGAAGAATGCACAACGCCAAGCAAAAATAGGCTTTGTTGCTAACCTGGCGGGCCAAGAGTTTTTAAAAAACCAAGAGTACGGCAGACAGATGCAATCCCTTAGGGATCAAGCTATTGCCAGGCAAGCTGGTTATTATGGACCACAAGATTTTGAAAATCTTTTAAACACGCGTGGCGTCACTGCTTCTGCTGCCAGAAAAGATTTGTATGGACCTATTTATCGGAGAGCATAATGAGTAGTTTCCTTGGTGGTATTTTTGGGGGTCCTGATGCACCAGACATGGATCCGGATGCACAGGAATATTGGAAAACACTATTTAGTGGTGATCGTTTAGGTTCAGTAGAAAAAGGCAGGCTTTCTGAATTATTCGGATCAGTTCTTTCCTCTGGAAGAGACCCAAGCCAAGTAGCTTTTGATGTTTCTACACTAGGAAAGATGTATCCAAATGAAAGGACTTTCCAGCCTGGGGGCAGAACCTGGACTGATGCTTATAAAGCAACTTATATGCCCTCCAAAAAAGAAGCTTTAGATAGAGCACAGCAAACTTATCTTTCCGCCCTGGGAAGAGTAATGAATCCTGAAGAACGTGAATATTTCAAAAAAGAAAGCCCTTCTCTGCAAGAGGTAGCCGGTATGGCCTACTCAAATCCAGCTAGTAATTTTGCGCAGGCGGAAACACCTTCTGAGGAGGCAGTATCTGCAATGTACGGGCGACTTGTACCAACAAAAGATCCCAATACGGGAGCAGTTGGTTTTACAGGTGCTCGTTATGGACTAAAAATCGATCCTCTTGTGTATCGAGGTTAGTAAAAAATGGCAAGCAATGAACAGCAAATAAGAGATGCGCTTAAAGGCAGGGATACATTAAATCTTGCTGGCTTAAATCGAATCAAGAAAGATCTAGGTATAAAGGGCGGTGTGATACCCATAGCTGAGTCTATGGGTATTGATGTTAGTTATGGTGCAAGAGAGGGTGGTAACTCTTCCCCTGTAGACGTACCTGGTTTTGGTGATTTTTCTTCCGAGGAGTTTTTAAACCCTGGTGTATACCAAGGCACATTAGCTCAGAACCTCGGAGTTTTAAATGCTCAGAGTTCTATTGATGTAGCCAAAGAAAACGGTAAATCGCTAATAGCTATTGAAAGGATAAAGAAAAACACTGCTTTAGGATTAGGTGCATTAAATCTTGAAGGTACTAAGTATTCTTCGGATAGAGAGTTAGAAGGTGTCCTAGGAGCTGAAAATATTCGCGCCAAAGGTGCCATTGATTTACAAGGTATTATCAACGCCGGTGCAGCAAACGTTGAAAATATTCGTGGTGAATACGGTATTAAAGGTAAAAAAGTTGATCGCAGTACCGCCATCCTCGGTAGCCTTGTTTCTGCATTCAGCTTTTAACAGATAAGGTATCTTATAATTTAAGAAGTTAATTGTTTATTCACATGGCTAATCCCAATCCCACAGAGTACGGTCAACAGGACGCTGCCGTTAATCTTGCCGAGTTCCAACAACTGCTTAATCGTCTTGAAGGCTCCAAAAAGCGTCAAGTGCGTCAAAGAGCTGTTGAAGATCGTCGCGGTACCTTTGCTCAAGGTCTGGCTGGCATGATGAGTAATTTCTGAGTAGGATTATTTAGATGGCTATCGATCCAGCACCAACTTACGAAAATGATGATTGGTTTGATCTTGACAAATATCGTCAAGCAGCTGGCGTAGCTTACGATTTTTCCAAAAAGAAAATGGAGGACCAGGGTGCACAGCAAAGGGAAAGTCTCGGAAAGAGCGCCCAAGAACAGCGCAAAAGCGCAGAACAAGCTCAGAGTTTCGGCGAATCAGACGAAGCACGAGACTACGGGCAGTCCCAACGAGCGTATCGATATTGAGGTATTTGACTACTGGCTTGAAGGCCTGGATGTTCCTACCTTAGATTCGTTTTACTCTTTTGCTAAAGACACGTTCTCCCCTATTCAGGTTTACCTGTACTCCAGGTTCCTTGGGTATCGCGGCAGCATAGTTGCTGCGGAAGCATGGGTAAACAATAAGTTCCCAAAACCTAATCACCTTAAAATCTTGCTCTCAGAAATTAGAGAGATGCAGGAAGACATCCGTAAACTACGAGAAGATATTGAAAACTTTGCAGTAAAAAGAGATGTAGGTGTTGCGCGTATTGCAAGCCTACAAAAAGAATTACGCAGCACCATTTCTCAGGTTGATTCCTTTACTTCATCCAGGGACAACAAGGGTTTATTGATGGCTGGCGCAGACCGCGCAATTCGAGAGTTAATGTTAATCTTCAAAGACGATCCTATTGAAGGTCCATTGCATGAAGCATCGATGAGTGTATGGGCTAAGATGCAATTCGAGGATTAATTTATGGACTATAAAGCTAACAAGCCAACCGCTGGTTTTATTACCCCAGCAGACATATTTAGTATGGTCCAAGGACTACAAAAAAACAGTGGTGATCGTCCACTTCAAGCACGTAGTTCAGAACCCAAAAAAACAGATGCACCTACCCCTGGCGACCCCGATAAATTTCAAGAGTTGTTAAATGTTTCCCGTAAGCCAGAAGCTCGTTCTGTTTAATGAATAAACCCAAAACACCTCTTCAATTAATAGCACATTTTAAACATACAGAAACTAAAAAGGAAGACGGATCTGACATGAGTGATACGGAGAAACGTAAGGTTGCCTTGGATAAAGCAAGGCAATATAAAAATCAAAAGAACGGAAAACAAGAAAAATAAGTTAGTATGCAATTAAAGGCTGTTGGCTAACGTGGCTTCAAATCTTCATCTTGCATATAGGCGTAATGCACAAGCAGCCGCTAACAATCATAAAATACGCAAGCATAAGGATGAAGACTCACTAGTTAGAGCAAGGGATGATTTTGCTTTCTTTTGTGAGTACATTGATCCCAAAAAGAAACCAGCAAAACATCATCTGGAATGGCATCAACATCTGGTAACAAATCAAGACAGTGATTGTTTACTCAAGATTGCTGGACCAAACCTAGACCTACTTGCCAGCAGGGGTTCAGCCAAGTCAACAATTTTAGGTTTGCTTACTGCATGGGCTATTGGCGTACATACAACTGCCAAGATGCCTTTGCAGATTTTGTATTTGTCTTATACGGTTGACATTGCTCGCTCCAAGTCGGCAACCATTAAACGAATCATTGAAAGCAAGCGTTATCAAGAAGTTTTTCCATCTGTACGTCTTCTCAAAAATGTAACCAGTAATGAGTACTGGTCAATTGATTATCGTTTTGCTGGCATTGAAAACACAGGCGACGAACAATTTACCTTGTGCGCTGCAGGCCTAAAGGGTTCGGTTACGTCCAAGCGTTCACACCTTTGTCTTGTAGGCGACACAATGGTACTCACAAATCGTGGACAGGTACCAATTGCTTCCATTTACAAAAACCCCGGGCGATATCAGATTGCAGTTCGAAACCACAGCACAGATGCTATTGATTGGTGCTCAGTGGCATCAGTTACAAAACGTGATACCAAAGGCGTTATTCAAATTGAAACAACCAATGGAGGTTGTATTCAAGCAACTGCCGAGCACCCTTTCATTACGGCGGAAGGAAGGCAAGAAAGGGCAGGAGATCTTAGTACGGGGCAACAGCTTGTCGAGCTATCCCCCGGGTACAAAAATACCTTACTGCCTAGCATGTGGATCGGAAAAGAAAAAAACACAACGTATCTGTTCGACTTGCTTCAACAAAGCAATAACATTTCAAGTGAGACTACACTGCCCAGTTTGCGTAAAAGTTTTTTCCCTGACAGGTTCTCGACTTTCCCAGCGTCTTTCGAAGAATCCGGAACAAATACACTGCAGTCACCAATGTGCGGGAAAAGCTCGCGTTGTCTTAGTGGAGAAAGCTTGTCTCCAATGCAGCAAGTTATTCCAACCAACGTATCGCTCGGCTCAGTGTTGCTCCAGGATTTGTGCAAATCTTCTGCACTCCGTCCGGATGAGTGGAGAGGGGAATTCACGATACTCTCACGGATGCGAAGTGGGGAACTTCAAGAAACTCCGCCCAATAATCTTGGAACGAGACAATTTTTCTTGCGTGGGCTGTGGTACCAAGGAGAAAAAACAATTGTTAAGCAACGATATGATGCGTACAAATCTTTGTGTTCATCACATAGATCACAACAGAACAACAAATACCCTGCAAAATTTAATCACGTTATGCAGGCAGTGCCATATAGCACATCACCAGATAACGGACAAAGCTGGGCGCCCGTCACCATTTCCAGAATTACAAATTTTAGCGACAGAAAGGTCAAAGTCTATGACCTTGAGGTAGATCACGAAAGCCATAATTTTATTGCAAATGGGTTCAACGTTTTAAATTGTCTTATCGATGACCCCATAAAAAGTAGCGCCGATATCTCCAACCCAGATATCAGGCGCACGATGCAAGATAACTGGAACGCAGTTATTGCGCCAACGATGTTTGAAGGCGGCCGAGCAATTTGTCTAGGTACCAGATTTAGGCATGACGATATTCACGCAACTACTTTTAATGAGCAAAATAATTGGCGTCAGATTGTTCTATCTGCAATCAACAATGATCCTATAACAGGAGAAGAGCAGTCCTATTGGCCAGAAATGTGGTCACTTGATTACTTGAAGGAAAAGAAAAGGCAAGCACCTATTGCTTTTTCTTTTCAGTACATGAACCAGATCGTCAGGCAAAATGAATTGTCGCTGACGCCGGAACTTATTGTTAAAGCTGAAATAGCAACTGAATTTGATGCTCTTGGTATTGGGGTTGACCTCTCCGCTGGAATCAAAGAAAAGAACGATTACACGGTAATGGTATTGGGTGGTCGCATTGGCGACCAGATTCACATTATTGATTACAGGCGCCTACGTGTGATGGGTAACTTAGAGAAACTAGATGAGTTGAAAGAACTTTTAAATGACTGGTCTGTAATTGGTAAGGATGAAGGTGGAATGTATTTTCCTACCTATTCAACGTGTGCTATTTGGTCTGAAGCAGTAGCCTATCAGGCTTCTTTGGAATCAGACTTCAAAAGAGTTTGCTTAAATAATGAAGGACTATACAATTTAAATTGGCATCCCGTAAAAGCTTTTAGGGCAGATAAACTGGCAAGATTCCGTGGCATCATGGGTATGTTTGAAGACAGAAAGATCATCTTTAATCGTTATCGGAATTTTACGGCAATGTTTGAAGAGTTGACTAACTTCGGTGTAAGCAGTCACGACGACTGCGTTGATGCATTGGTCTGGCTTGTCACAGGATTAATGCGTAAAGGTAATCTTCAAATTGATTTTTAGATAGTAAAATATAGAAAAGTATTTGACTGATGGGCCCGGAATATTTTGCTCTCGGCCTAACGGCGGTAATATCCTCAATTGGAGGTGGGAGCTGGGTGGCAAACAAGATACTTTCACGTGCAAACGATAGGGTTAAAACAGTGTACGAATTGTTAAGTAAGCAAGAGAATCGTTTAAACTCATTAGAAAATCAAGTGAGCCGGCTCCCCTTGGAATACGTTCTCAAGGTTGACTTCTTAAGGGAAATCCAGGAAATGCATGATAACTTTAGGCAAATCAACCTTAAGCTTGATAAGCTAGTGGAAAAGCTTTTTACAAAATGACAAGTTACACTGTGGAGGTTCAAGAAAATGAACAAGAGGAATTGTTCATTGAGTTTCCAGATGAACTAGTTGATGAGCTTGGATGGAAAGAAGGGGATATTCTTAATTGGGATTTGAAGGGCGAGGGTATTGTATTAAGTAAGGTACATGACCCTTCTGGTTACGAAGTAAAAGAAGAGTAAAATAAAAACAACAGGTTTGAAAAAAATGTTTAATTCCAATCCATTGCAAAAGAGTGTTCAAGCTGGATATATTGGGAATGCCGGTGCACCGGATACTACAGTTGCGGGTACATGGACACGGGATCCTTTCCCACCAGGGCAGCAGCCAGGGGTTAATCAACTTTGGCGTCGTGGAATGGATAACACTCCAACTGGGCAACGGATAAAAAATCTTCGTGATGTCATGGAGTCAAATCCAGGAGCTGTACTTGGACCTCAAGCAATGGGTCAACCAGCGATGAATATAGGAAATGTAGCATCTATGTCTACAGCATTTAATCCTTTTGCAGGCCCTGGAGAGCCTTTTACCCGCTACATACAAGGAATAGAAAATATGCAAAATATAAATCAGCAAAGCAACGCAGCACAGCAACCAGCAGAGACGGAAGAGCCTTTACTTTCTGGCACAGGGAATTCATTTGGTCGCTACGTACAAGCACTAATAAACATGCAAAATAAAGACAAAGTAGACAACGTACCACAACAACCAACAGAGACGGAAGAGCCTTTAATTTCTGGCACAGGGAATCAATTTGGTCGTTACATACAAGCGATGAAAAACATGCAGCAAACCAAGCAAGCGGGTTTCAACAGAAAAACCGTTTCTTGATTTAGTAATTTACTTTCTTTAATCTGTTAAGATATAAAAATCAAGGGCGATGGATAGTTAATGGCGAACGCTAACAGTCGACTCAAGGAAATCATTGACGCTTACATTGAGCGCGATGGGAACGCGGTCGTTGATTCTGGCATTGTTGCTTCTCATATTGCACAGATGAAACTTTTTGGTATCCGCCAAGGAGTTGAATTTTTTCCTTCACAGGACAATTTTGGTAACCAACGAAAAGACTTTATTGATCGCGTTTTAAAATACAACAAGCTAGATACTCGGCTTGATTCCATTTGGGATTATTTTATTGCTGATGGTAAGGGTTTGTTTTATGTGCGCCCTACTAAGTCAAATTATCGCCTTTACTACTTCAGGTCTCATGAGTACCGTACGTTCTACAACGTAGATGGAGAGCTAGAAGAAGTTGTAATCATCTATAGCTATAAGGTGCGGAGAGGGAATGGTTTTGGCGCAGATATTGGCACTAACAACCTGAACGATATCAATTCCGGCGAGGCCCCAGGATCAAAGCGATACATAAGACTTTCAATTAAACGTGATGTAATTGAAGAGACTCACTCAGAAGGTGAGATGTCTTTTGACAACATCAACTACATGATTCCTGGCAAGACAAAGAAGTTTACCAATACGTTGCGTTTTATTCCTTGCGTAGAGATTCTCAATAATCCCAAGGGATTCTCAATGGAGGGAAGCGGTGATTTTGATTCGATGGCGAATCACATTGTCACGCATGATGAATTGGTGCGCAACATGCGCAAGAACATTCAGTTCTTTGGTAATCCAACCCTACTTTCTTCTAGACCCAAGACTGACCTCATAGAAGCTGGTGGTGACTCAGTTGTTCAGCGTCCTTCTATTGCTGCTAACTCTGGCTTCTCTAGTCCCGCTAATTTAACTAGGTCTACGTTTAAAGCAGATCCCATCAGCCGTGGTGTTGATGGTCAATTACGAGTACCACGCATCATTGCAAACCTGGAACCAAACGACCGAGTTGGTTACATTGTTCCAGATGCAATCAGTGGAGATCAAAATGCTTTTATTCGTCAGTACCGAGAGGAGATTCGCACCTCACTAGGTGGCGTAGACGAGCTATCAATTTCCGCTGGCGTGACTGCAACAGAATACAAGTCACTATTTGGTCGCGTATCAGCCACATCCAAGAAGAAGGCCAATGCTATCTATAGTCACGGTATCGCTCGTTGTCTTGAGTTAATTATCTACCAGGAGGAGCAACTGTTTAAAGATACTCTTGCTAATGCTGCAGGTTTTGAGAAACCTGTTCAACCAGAAGCAGGTGTTAGCCCAGAAGAGGAGGCTGCTTATGAAGATGCATTAAAGCAATACAACGAGCAACTGAAGAAGATAATGATGGCCCTGGTGGAAGCAAAGATGGTTCCCCCTGGTGTCAAAGGACTTATTCCTGACGGTGACATTACAGTGTTCTGGCGTTGGATGGGACCTGTTTATGAAGAATCTACGCAGGACATTTTGAACAACTCAATTGTTGTTAGAAACCTTCAGGAATTAGGTGTTGATAGCATTGAAGCATTGAAGTACCTCTTCCCTTCAAAAACAGATGAGGAACGGGCCGAGATGTTATCTGGGTTCCCGTTTAGAATGGTAAACGAATTGCAGGGAGCTTTCTCTCAGTTATCTCGTTTAGTGGGGGGCATGATGCAGACCCCTCACCCGCAAGCTCCGGATCTTCCAATGGCTGCGGACCCTCGTCTAGATCTGACGCCCTATCTGTATCGAACACTAGAAGCTTTACAAAAGGAGATGAGTTATGCAGGACGCTATCGTCCAATCGATCCCACAGATGAGCCAAGCACCAGCAGTGGCTCCAAGCAGCTACGTGACCCAAGCGTCACCAGTGGCTCCTTACCAAGTGGGAACAGCCTATCCCCAAGCAGTGCCCCAGATGGCACCTCAGGGGGTTACCAGTTACCAATCAGCGCCTACTCAGTACGCCCCCCAATCCCAACCGGCGGAACAGAACGGCAACCCATGGGAGTCGGCATTCAACAAAGTAGTGAACCTACTGGGGAGCCCGGTGCCATCCCCATTCCAGGGACAGTACTCGCAACAAGCGAATCCGACTCAATATACCCCGGCCAACTACGGACAAGTCAGCAGCCCAGCTACGCAACAATCGGCTCCGCAGACCTGGCAAACAAACCAGACCTACTCGCCCAACTATTCCCAAACTTCCTCGAGTCCCTCCTTGGCCGAGGTAGCGGAAGTGCTCCAGTGGAGTCCGGAAAGCCGGATGGTGGTCGACGCGTACGGAACGGAAGCTCCGGCAGTACTAAACCAGTACGCGCTAAACCTGGAAGCAATGCTGGACAGCGCAGTGGCATGGGGCCACGAGGCAACTAATACGTTGACTGGCTACGCCCAGTTTTCTGTTAATGAGCATCAAGAGAATCTTGCATATAACGAGATCCTTACCAATCCTGATGTACTTAGCGATTACACGCTGAAGTTCTTTGGTCCTGAAGGTCCGTACCCTGTGTACGAGAACGAAGGTCAACTGGGGACGGTTGGTTATCCTACGCAAGCTCCTGTGCAACAGATGGGTCAGTTCCCTGCACCTCCTGCTGCATCTTCTCCTCAACAGTCCCAGGATTTCTGGGGTACTTTTAAGGAAGTAATGGATCGTGATCCTGCTAACGCCTGGCGCGTTATTAATCAAGCTCCTACTCAAGCTGTTGCAAACAAATTGTTTGTGATGGAGTGAGGCCATGCGCCAATATCTTAAGCATGGCGTACCTGCTGCCGCTGGCCTAGCCACGGGTGGGTACGCCCTTTCTCAAGGTGAAGATCCTGGTTCTGCTGGGCTAGCTGCAATTGCAGGTGGTCTTGGTGGAGCTGCAGGTTTGCTGGGTGCTCGTGCACTTGCTGGTAAGTACAATCCGACTTTGATTTCAGCAGCTCAAAAACAAGTAACTAATCTTGGTAACAAGGTGGATGATGTTGCACGTAATCTTCCTGAAAACGGATTACGTCGCGGAGCAGCCAATGTTGCGGCTGATGCTATTAATGCAGTAGACACGCGATTGTTTGGTAGCCCTGATGCCGGCATCTCTGCGGCATTACCTTTTCCCACGCAGAATGTCCAAAGAAACATTGGTCGTGGTTTAGCTGCTGGACTTGTGCCTGCTTCTGCTGGTTTAGCCGGTTTAGGTGGTATCGCCCTTGGTGGTGCAATTGGCGCTATGGGTACCCCTGGTTTCCAGGGAATTGCTGACCCAGAAGCTTATCAATCAGGCAACATGCCTGGCGCCCGGCAATCTATCCCAACGCGGTCTATTTCTGGCCTGCAATATGCCTAATTTATTTAGTAAATTAGCGCCTGCTAAAATTTATGTTAGATAAGACACTTGTGTCTGAATCTTTCCCCGATAAAATAATCGTCCACAGCGACACTGGAGGATAAAAGAAAGTGTTTCTTGATACAGACTTTCCTAAGATTCTGGGCGCGGAACTTTACCGCCCCCACCCTGCTTACATTTGCGAGATGGCTGTAGAGCCCGTGGTTGTCCACGACTTTACTTCCCAGCCTGGCCAAACTGTTCAGCTCGACCGCTACAAGTTCTGGGGCAGCCCTGGTACTAAGGACAGCCGCGAACGCATCGCTGACCAGACCATCGGTACCGCCAACAGCCGTAACATCACCAAGGAGAAAGTCCTTGTGGTGCTTAAGGAATACACTGGCCCTGCTGACCCCGGCGATCCGACTCAGCCCAGCACCTTTAAGATTGCTCGTGAAACTCTGATTACCGCCCAGCGCATGCTGCTGGACACCGGTAACCTGAACATGTTCCACCAGAGCATCGGTTCACTGACCTTGCTCGACGACTATCGCCGCTGGCGTGACCGCGTCTTCCTTGACGAACTGTCCAAGGCAGAAGCAAATGGTCCTGCATCTTCTAGCCAAGGTGGTTACTACTTCCCTGGCAACAAGACTAAGAACCCTTCTTACACCGCCAACGAGTACACTGCTAACGTTCAGCAGTTCCAAGTTCGTACCGACCTTCTGACCGTTGTTAAGGACCTGCGTAAGCGCAACGTTCCTACCTTCGCTGATGGCCTGTATCGTTGTATTTGCGATCCCACGTTCATGATGCATCTGCGTCGTGACCCTGACTTCCGTGAGATTGCACGTTACTCTGGTAATCCTGGTCAAGGCATGTACATGGGTAACCCCATGATGCCTAACAACGCTAGCTTCTTCCAGGGCCCTCAGGCCGGCCAAGGTTACTTCCTTGCCGGTGAACCTGTGATGCCTACTGGCGTTCAGTTTGAAGGCGTGAAGTTCTTCGAGTCCACCAACTTCCCAACCAAAACTCAAGCTGCTACCCTGGGCACTACCCCCGGCGCAGGTACCTACGAAGTCGCCCAAGGTTACTTCTTCGGTCCTCAAGCAGTTGGCGTTGGTATTGGCGGCCCGAACGCTCAAGTCCTCATCAACAACAACGATGACTTCAGCCGCTTTATCATCCTGATCTGGCAACTGTATGCTGGCTTTGAAATCCTGAACAAGGACTTCATCACCACTGCGTTCAGCTTCCTGCAAGATGACGGTACTGTCTGATAAAAAATAAATTACATTAGGAGGAATAAATGTCCTATCTTTCAGCTAAAAAAATCTTTCCCGGCAACTGGGCTGAACCCCTGAATAGCTGGTATAAGAATATTGACAATACCCAAAACGGTACTGACGATTCTTCCAAAGGTGGCCCCACTTCGGTGCTGGCTATCCCTGGTTATCGTTACTTCCAGGCTCGTGGTTACGTTCCTGTAACGGCAACCTCTGGCAGCGGCCCCGTCTCCACTGCTTCCGTTATCATCCCTTCGCCTTATCGGCAAGATGATACCCGTACCGACATCACCGGAATGGTGATCTCTGGTAACGCCACCCAATCTGTTTACGTTTATCGTACGGCAATTTCGGTTGCTTCTGGTTGGGGTGATGGCCGTGTTGCTTCTGGTGTTTATGCCGCCACCGGCAACGTGATCTCCTTCGGTCGCGACAACGCTGGTAGCCCCGTTGCTTACTCTGGTGAGCCTACCGCACAAGCCAACCTTACTTCTACCGTTTCCGGTACGCAAGCAGGTGAGATCTTGTTTGCTGGTGGTGTACAAGCATTTGGTAACGTGCCCCTGCTGACCGCTACTGGCCAGTCTGTGACCGTCACCGGTCTTTATGCCACCTATACCGGAGCCACTACCTTTAAGGTCTTCTCCAAGGCCTCTGGTAACGCTACAGCCACGGGTGGTGGTTTCTACATCTCTAGTGGTGACTCAACTGCTGGCCGCGCTGGTTACCTTTGTGTCGAAGTTTGCTACATCGTTCCTGACGATGCACCTGGCTACGAAGACATCGACGGCTACCTAACTGGTCGCACTGTTAGCTGATTAGGCTAAACTAAGACCAGATTGTTAATTGATCTGGTCTTATGGCTACTAGCACCGAAGAAATTCTCCATCGTCATAAAAAGACTGGAGCACGGGTAAGAATTGTTAGTGAGTGGGATGCAGGTGATTGGTTCATGGTCGAAGACCAAGATGGTCGCCTGTATACCGCTTACAAAACCGAATTGCTTCCTGATGAGCAAGCGACTCAAAAAGTCAAAACTCTTCAAGTAAAAGATCGAGCATCTAAAGAAGCACCTCGTACTTTTCCTCCCGACACAAGACTTAATATCAACGGTGCTACAGCCCAAATGATTGCAGACCATATTAAGGGTATTGGTCTAAAAACTGCTCGAGAAATTAAAGATCTTCAACTTTCTTTATCGGGTGAGAAATTCAGCAGTCTTGAGCAGTTGAAACAAATTCGAAGGGTCGATTGGGAATCCGTAATGGCAGCCGATCTGATCCGCGTTTAACTCATCTTCTGCCCCTGGTAATCCAGGGGCTTTTTCTTGGTAAAATTAATATATGGCGAATATCACAAGGCTGGGGCAATTGGGTTCCACTGGTGTTTCTAGTGGTCCACATCTTCATGAGTACGTAAAGAATCTGCTTACCGGCGAATACGAAAACCCAGAATACCATAAGAGCAAATTCCTGGGCGTGAGGATAGGAGCTAATCGAGTACCGAAATATCTTCAAGGTAAGAACGGAGAAATCACATTAAATCCCGCCGCTGGGTTGACAGTTACTTCTGGATTTGGTCCAAGGAATACGGGTATCCTTGGCGCCTCCACTAATCACAGAGGACGTGATCTTGCTGGAGCAGAAGGGACTGAAATTTTTGTAGAGGGTAATGTTAAGTTTGACCCACGTAAAGATGCTGGTGGTTATGGCAATCTTGCTACATGGACAACGGGAGATAATAAATATGAATTAGGTTATGGCCACATGAAAAACTTGGGGGAAGCAACTGATCTTACTAATACCAGTGTTGTTCCTGTTTCTGCGGCGGCCACACCATCTGCTGCGCCTGACAGTCAAGATCAAGAATTACAATACGCTTTATTTCAACAGTTACTAAATCAAAGTCAACAACCTTCATTGACGCAACAGTTGTTAAGTCAAGAGCTATCTAGGTTAATGCCAACACAAGGCCTGCTTGGATAAGTGCTTTTATAATAAAACAATACTGAAGGCAAAAAGTGCGTTTATCTGACTTCGACAAAAGTAGAGTTAGATACCACTTGGGGTATTACGTTGTTTCGGTACCAGCAGGTGACTATGCTCGCCTGGAGGAATCCTTAAACACAGTACCTGATTCTTATTTCTACGATAAGATCATTATTCAAGTTGGTCGCTGCGACACAGCCGAGAAGAAAACCGAAGTAGCTACTTCGCCTTCTACTCGGATTGAAAACATTGCTGGTGACGTTGATCGTACGATCAGATCCAGTAATGCCAAGGAAGCATTAAAAGTATGGGATGAGATTTATCTCTATGAGACAAATCGACTTGCCAATATTCTTTATGTACCTAACTACAAAGATCCGTTTCAAGCTAGGTATCGCTACGAACGCTCTGGGGCTGAATTTATTCAAGCATTACCTGGCCCTGCTGACGTAAGTACTGGTTCTAGTATTTACCTAAACCTTAACTGGAGATAGCTATGAATCCACTTGACTTTTTATTACGTAATCCCAGTGGGCGCGATGCCGGTAGTATTGCACGGCAACGTCTAAACGCTCGTACAACAATGCCTAAGAGTGGAGGTGGGGTGCCCAGAGCGACTGGAGGATTTCTTGCCAATCCTATCTTTGCCGCATACGCAATTCCAGGTTACGGTGAACAAAAAGCGCGTAACGCTGCTGGAGTTATTGAAGGTACTCGTGGCCCCTTGAACGAACTTCAATACATTGGTGGACAGCTTCTTCGGGGACGCATGCCCTATGGGAGGCCTGCGGTTGGTTCCATCCCTCCTAGTGCTAACGGTGAATCCTATCGCCGTGCTGAGTTACGTCTTGCAGATGCAGCTAGACCTGGTGGCGGTGGCGGAGGTGGTGGTAACGCCGGTTACTCCCGTAACACGTTTACAGGGCAGCCTGGCCTTGGCTCTGCCGCAGATCGTGCTTATCAACAGGAACTGTCTCGCACTGCTCAACTAACAGCCCAAGACCCCGAGCTACAACGTTACGAAAATGCCAGGGTT